CAATAGAATTGAACTTATGATAAATAGATATAAGATGTCGATATATCTTGTTATATCTATCATCTATAAAATCTAACTCAAAGGATTCACGATAAGAACCAAAATATTCCCAAATTGGGAACTGCTTAGCCCATACGTGGTTAGCAAATGCCTTAACAGCATGATGACAAGTGTAATTACCATCAGCATCTACAGTCCTAAAGAACTCATCGATGTGTTTGTAATTAGGTAAGTCTCTAACATGTTTAGTGTTAGATTCACTAAGCTTTAGCAACTGAGTCTGACCACTATAGTCTTCCCCTTCTACCATCTGAAAGAACCTATCTTGACATCTATCAGGTAAGCACTCGAAGTAATAACAAGTATCACCTTTATCACCATAAGGAACACCATACCAATACGAACCTGTCTTATGAGTAATAAACTTACCCATGTTCTTGTTAAAGTTCTTGAGAATAGCTGCTGCTAACTTTAGTTTATTTGCATCTTCGTCAGTACCATAGTAAGTAGGGATTGTACTGTTAATTACTGTACGTAGAGTTGGCTCTACTTTATCCCATACATAGTCGTAGTAATGATTACCAGCATTTCTGTGGTTATCAGGACGAAGAGTGTATGCTACAATCTGAGAGTTAAGCTTACGTCTTTCCTCTGGGGTTAGACTTCCTCCACTAGACTCAACAGAAGCTGCTTCTTCAGCACCATCGAACAACTCCTTGATATTATCAGGAAGCTTAATCTCATCATAATTGAGATACAACTCCGATGCTTTAATCAATGGCTCTATTAGATTCTGATGAGCTAGCTTCTTATCATACTCAGCTTGGTAATGAGCAACATCACTAGTTGCAACAGTAGCTATCTGGTCTTCTAAATAACTAAGATTAGTCTTCTTAATAGTTATGAATGGACCATGCTGCTTGTACAAATAGAAGTCCTTATACTTATTAGCATTACCAGTACGATAGAATACTTTCCTATCTCCAATCTGATCCCAATGGTCTATCTTATCTGAAGTATACTCGAACTCAGTCTTCATCTTCAAATTAGACATTGAACGGTTCTGCTTCTGATTATGAATCTTTACTGAAAAGCCATTAAGAGTTGACGGAATGCTAGTAAATTTAATAGACGGATTAGGATGATACTTAGGCTTGATTGCTTTAGTATCAATAATGTTAGATAAGATTGCAAGGGTTCTTTCACTTGGGTCATCTGAATGTTTATTAGTTGCTCTTCCCCCTATAACCTGTCTGCAAGTATCCAACCACTTAAGAAAGTCTGTCTCTAACAACTCTTTCTCCACTAGTTCAGTTACCTCGTCAGCTGCTGCATCAATAAGCTTCTGAATAAAAGCCTTTGTTGCATCACTCCAGATAACCTTCTCTCGTGATGGAGTTACTTCCACACCGTCTTGTAAGATTACTTCCTCTCCGTTATCATCTATGTACGACTGCTTAACAGGACACTTCAAGCCTACAGCACCATACAGATCCTGCATCTCTAGCTCCCTGAAATCCACATAGCCATAGTTAATACCAGTTGCCGCTCCTGCTTCTTTCACAATAACAATGTGAGGCTTTCTCAAATAGTTATTAGTAGAAACAATCAGGTTCTTAGAGTTGTAGATAATCTTACTTTTGAATTCTCTCTCCATCAGATGACCTTCTCCAACTTGCTCATAGAATCTTACGTTATCTAAGTAATTGAGCTGTTCTTCTACAGCCTCTCTAAACCTAGATGAGTTGTGAGACTTAACTCCAAAGCTTACCTGAGTCCAGTTCTGATCTGCTGTATCCTCATAATATACAATAGATCCGTCTGACAAAGTAATACTAGGATTGATCTGCCCTGTTACAAGATTGAATTTGGGGATGATAAAGTCAGTCTTGTAGTTAAAGCAGTTTGCTTTGAACCTCTTGCCATTGTACACCGTCTCTATGGTGTAGAAGTCTACCCCTGTTGACAGCGCTACCTTAGCACCCAAGCCAAAAGCACCGAAGTTCTGACTTGTGTTACGTTTAGTAGAATAGCCTAATTCTAAAATACCTTCTAATCTCTTTGCCCCGATACCCACACCAAAATCTTTAATGATGAGCTTATCACAATACCCAACCCCTTCGTTGTGCTGATAGACAACTTCGACATGGTTATTAGTGATATTAAGTTTAGCAAGATCATAGTAGCTAGGGTCAAAGTTAGAATCTGAATACTGCTCCCCATCTCTGGTGATGTAGTAGTCTGATGCTTGTTTAACCCCAGTAAGAATCTCAATAGCAATCTCCTTCTCTCGTTGAGCATCGCAGGCATTTGTTACCAGCTCTCTGACGGTTGAAGGAATTGGGGTGGAGTACTGAGTTGACTGCAGGATATCAAAGACTAGCTTCTCAGCCCCTTTATTTATTCTCTTAGCCAAACCCTTATCCATCCCAATGTAGTTATCTTCAATAGTTTTAATACTCATTGGTTTGAAATAAAAAGAGCCCAGTTTTACCTGAGCTCTAATTGATTAGTTAAATTGTTGATTATAAGAGTAGTATCTTCTCGATAGACTCTAATACTTGTTTCTGATTCTTAGGGAGATAAAGTGGGACAGGATTCCCCTCTCGAATGAGAGTCTGCTTGAACAGTTTCCATGTGTTTGGAAATCTATCGTTAGCAAATCCCTTGCATTCTATAACCCACTTTATCTTACCCTTCGAATCATATCCTATAAAGTCGGGGGTATATGTGATATCACGGACCTTTCCATGACCCTTATCCTCATAATCCCCACTAGGTTTGGTCTCCCAAGAACACTCAGGGTACTCAAAGCCTTGCATAATTACAAACTTTTTCTTCTCGTACTCGAACCTAAGTTGATACTCTAATAGCTTACGATACGTGAACACCTCCAACATTGACTTAAACTGTATGCCATCGACTACCTTTTGGGTAGCCTTTATTTTGCCTCTGCTCCCTTTTTTGGGACCAGTCTTTCGTACAGTATTGGATCGAGTTCTTGTATTTCGTCTAGCCATTTTCGTTCTAGTTGTTTTGCAATTCGTATATCTTTTACATCAAAAGTAGTATAAGTTCCTAGGTTGCTGAACAACATTGCACAGTTTTTTAGTATCTCGTCTACCTTCTCCCTGACATCAGGGTCCGTATAATACTTAGAATCAGTCATTTATGGGAGTTGAATGGTTATTATTCTTTTTGCATAATCTATACCATGATCTTTTACAAGATCTGATATATCCTTTGATTTGTAGTGGGCAGGTATGATGACGTTGATTAACTGATACGTATTACAGATCTTGTTAGCCATAGTCTGGCCTGGATTTGTATCAGAATTAAAGTCATTATCATAAAGCACAACAACTAAATCAAACCGTTGTTTGAGATGATCGACAAACTTCTGGGTTGGCATCTGCATCTCACTCTGCATTGCTATAGCTTCAAAGCCAATGGCATTTAAAGTCATAACATCCTTAAGTGATGAAGCAAGAAAGACAATGTCCCCACTGTCTTTCAATTGGCCAAAGCCCTGGATATCATTTTTAGTAGTATTACTGAACCACTTACCCTCTGTTTCCAACGGCCTGTATATCTTATATCTCCCGTTGATATTATATGCATAAGCCAGAGTGTGGCAGCTATACCGAACCTCATTGATCCAAAAGTAATCGATCGGCTCTACGGCAAATTTACTCAATAACTCTACATCTATCCCAAACTTTCCCCAGAATTTAATGTCCTCGTTAGTCCATTTTCTAGCTCTTTTTGTGATGATAGTAGATCTCTTCTCCTCAAGTATTTGATCCCCATAGGTAATAGCCATCTCAGCCTTAGTCGTAGTCCCGATATGCAGTCCAAGACCAAAGTCAGCATCTATTACCTTAAGCACCTCTATGAATGTAAGGCTATACTTCTTAGCTACATAACTAAAACAGTCGTGACTCTCCCCACTCCCGAAGTCCTTATACAATAGTTTACCATTGTAGTAGATTATCGAGCATGTTGGGGATCTGTCTCTCCTTAGTTCGCTACAGAATTTGTCACCTAATTTCGAAAATGTGTGACAGTAGAACTTGAAGATGTCATACTCAGATACCCTGCATAGCACAGAATCCTTATCTAAGTAAGCATCACTTTTTCGTACCTGTATCATAAGTTACAAAAATAGAAAATGGGGGCTCGTTTGCCCCCATCCTCAGTAATCAATAACAATATACACACACTAAACACAAAACCAGATTATACATCCCAATCATCAGCTGCAGCCGGAGCAGCAACTGGAGCATCAGCCTCGATCATAGTTGGGGAATAAACCTGCAACTTAAGATCCTTGTTGTACTCAGCATTGAAAGAACCATAGTCCTCATTCAAAGCCTTGATGAACATATCGTCTCTCTGTGGCTTTAACCTCCCAAAATGACGATTGTAAACAGTCTGATACTTTCCGTCTTTAACACCTACAAGAACACGAAGCTTATTATCCTTAAGGATCTTCACATACTCTTGCATTTCTTTCATGTCTCCCTTAACAATCTTGTCGATAGTATCGAATGATACCTCTCCACCATTTGATACGTTAGCCCATGCTTTTACAAAGCTAATCAAAGTATCCTCTCCAACATAAGCTTTTCTTGTTTTATCTGGGTTCTTCCACCAGTCATAAGCTGGGACATCAGCACTCCATGTAGTCTGACCGATGTTGTTAGACCACATAAACTTAGCCCCATCCTTAGATGTACGGATCTTATCCTGCATTAGAATCTCGAATCTGGTTGTAAAAGACAAACCAGGTACGTCTGATCTCACCCAGAATGTCATCTTAGTATACTCCTCTTCGTTCAAGGTAACCTTGTACTCAGGTTCGTTCTTAAGATTAATCCCTAGGTCTACCAGCTCACTGAGGTTAGGGTTAATTGCAACTACTGAAACAGGGGCAATACCCGTGTATAGGGTTATCCCACCACCTGCTACTACTTCTTCTGAATTATTCGATTGAATAGCCATTTTAATAATTTTTAACGGTAATACATTTTATAAACAATATCTCTATCCCTTCACATCTCTGCCTCTGCATCAACAATCAAGTCTAACAGATCCAGTTGGTTAGGGTCAGTAACCAACTCAGTGGTTTGAGGAGCAACTGTAGGAATAGTTACAGGATTACTAACTGTATCGTCAACAATAGAGATACGAGTCATCTTACGACGAGCACGTAGTCCCTTAAGTTTAGGGTGTTTGAATACTTCTGTAACTTCCGCTGGGGAAAGGTTGTACTTCTTTGCAATAGCAGCTCTGTCTAAGCCATTATTCAAGTCCCCAAGTACTGAGGATACAGTAATTACTGTGGTTGGTTGTGTTGCAACTTCTTGTGCAACTGTAGCATCAATAGCCATTTTAAATCTGGTTTAATTAGTCAATGTAAATTTTACTCCAGTCAAGTTCCATAACCTGACCCTTAAGATGTTCACAACGAGAACCTGCAGTGATCTCCTCACTGGAATCGAATGAAACCATTGTCTTGTTTCCATCTCTATAAACGTAGCCTATGGCATCCGAGTTAGAGCAAGCAATGTTTCTAATCTTACCAGTCAAGTCGAGATCTTTAGCAGATACCTCCTTGCCTTTCTTCTCCAGCATCTTATCTTTTAAGTGGCCGATATAGATGATATGATCAGAGAGCATCTCTAGTCTATCCATCCATTTCTTAATAGCCATTCTAAGATACAGATAGCCTGCACCCTGAGGTAAAGACAGCACTGACAATCCCTTATTATCTGGGTCAAAGTTCTTTCCCATCGGGGTTTGTCTGTACAGTTCCTTAGCCTCACTCTCACACCATACTTCTAGCTGGGTAAGAGTGTCGATAGCAATATACTTATAAGGTCTTTTAGCTTGCATGATGGCTTTCCCAACCTGGGAGAGTTCAGCAAGATTAGCAACCTTAATCTTGAGTGCTTCAACCATGTCAGATCCTTGTTCTAGGTCTATGATTAAGCACCCGTCTAGCTTAGCAATAGCAGTAGTCTTCCCAATCTTTGGTGGTCCGTAAAGGATCATGTGTCTTGGGGATTTCCTAGCTACTGCTACTTTTTCTGTTGGCAGTGTTAACTCCATCTAATTAATTTACTTTTTTGGTCTCTCTTTAATCGAGAAGGTTGATAAATCTGATTCATAGGGTATCATGCCTAGCTGTCCATCCCTATTCTTTTCTATGTGACAGGCTAGTAATCCGACTGGGTTCTCACCACAGTAGGCATCTGTAATCCCATACAAATCATAAGGACGTTGCAGCATCATAACAACGTGAGCATCCTGGCCTATTGAGTCACCCCCGAATAGGTCAGTTAGCTGTGGTTGATACTGCTGTTTAGCACGATACTCCTGCTCTATGTTCCTGTTAAGCTGTGATAAAAGGATATTGATAACCCCTACCCTAGCTTGCAGCCACATACAGGTTTTAGAAATCTGATTAAGCTTCTGAAGCTCGGTATCTTCTGTCCCAAGAATAAGTCTTGAATGGTCGAAGAGGTTGATTATTGTGTGTTGTGGGAATCTAATGTTCACCCTGTTTACTACCTCTTTAATTTTAACCATATTCTGTGGAATAGAGCAGAAGAATATCGGGTACTTCCGATACTTGTCTACAGCCTTCTCATAGTCGGTGAGCTTCTGGTCAGAGATTGGGGACTCGATACTATAGAGTTCTGAGAACTGCAACTTAACATCGTTAGCTGCTGCCCTCATAATCTGCTGATAGTCTGGCATCTCGAAGCTCCAATAAAGGAGCAGGAGTTTCTTATCCTTATTCTTGTCTAGAAGATCGAAGACCATCTGGTTTGAGAAAGCTGACTTCCCCACACCTGGTCTCCCAGCAATTACATACAATTTCCCAGGTTGCAAACCTCCGAGTAAGTTCTTGTTCAATCTGTCCCATCCAGTAGGGAAGACAGTCCTGTTCCCAAGCTTAGCTAGCTTGATCTCTTCGATTGACTTGTCTACTGATTTTGAGATGTGACGAAACTCTTTTAAAGTCTCGTCTAGATTGTTAGAGAGCTCTGGTGATTCGTCCTGTGTTTGATTCAGGCTCTGTTGTGTCATTAGTGTCTGTGTATTTTTCCCAGCTGTGATTGTTAATCCAAGTGTCTAGCATTTGCATATACCCTAAGCCATTCCCTTTCCTTCGTAGGTCTAGTTCTCTCTCTAAGCATTTGATAATCCTATCATGCTTTTCCTTATCAGTCCCTACAATTTTATGGTACTTGGCTTTTGACTTAGCATTTGCTTTAGAGTCTGGATCCTTAGCACGTAGCATACGAACTTGTCCCTGATTGATAACCTTGAGGGGAAACCGGGAGAGGAGACCATGCCACATCTGACCAAAGTCTGAGATAGTTGATGAATCAAACTTATCTCTCAATGTAACCTCGTCATCCTCCCCTAGTTTTACCCACCCATTGGTTTGCAATAACTCTAAATCAACATTTAACTTTAACGAATCTAACTGGCCACTCTTCAATAAGGACAGATATACATACTCATTTGGGGTTAAGCACAGAGTAGTAAGCCTTTCAGTATCAATTTCAATGATCATAAAGATTTCTGTTATACTGTCTATACTGAATCGTTTTCAAATATAAGAAGAAATATCATCAATCCAACTAATGTTAGATAAATTTTTGATAGCATTCTCCAGCCACTTTTGTTCCTGACTGTCCTTGACATACAGAATGATTACCTCCCCAACCTTGTCCTTATCAGACAGTCTGAGGAGACGGCCTACCCTCTGAATCATCTGCAATGCCTTTGAGTCAAGGCCACAGATAATACCTAGGTTAGCATCATGTACGTCAAAGCCCTGGTTAAGAGCCTTAGTAGAGCATAATACCTTTACAGTGCTATCTCTAAAGTCTTTAAGAGCTGCATCCTTCTCTTTCTTCTTAAGCTTTGAGTGATAACGAGCAGCAGGGATACCTTCATTTGTAACCTCCTCATGCATTGCATCGGTAAACTCATTACTCCCGCCAAACGTAAGTATTTTCTTATCAGGAAAAGCCTTAGCAATTTGAGCAGTATAAAGAATTTTGTTATGAGCCTTCTGGACTATATCCTTACGGTCTCTGATAGCCTTGTAAAACATAGCAGCATTCTTCTTATCCTCAGCACTAGATGTACTAGGACTAGCAAGAATCTGATTAGCTCTATTGAAAGCATCAAACTGCCCAAGCTTGTACTTGTAGTGCACAAACATGTTATTAGCAGTCTTATAACTTTTTCTCTCCTCCTCAGTTAACTCCACAGCTATACAATTAATCTTGTAAGGGGCAACCAATCCCTTGGCCACACACTCATCAAGAGTTATTGTATAGACTGGTGGAGCTAGGTTGACAAGGAGAGTACGATATTCAGGCTCTTCGGGGAGAGTTGCAGTCATGCACAATAGCATCTTATGAGTATTCTCAGTAAAGATTGTACGATAGACAGGACTTAGCCCAAGATGTACCTCATCTGCTACAGTGACTGTATAAGCCTCCCCAGATAATTTACATGCTGACTGATAGCATAGAATGTCTACCCTATCAAGTACATCGTCATAACCCCACTTTGTAAACTCATCAGAGAACTGATCTTGAAGCTGATTGGTTGGGACTAATACTAGCCCTCTCCCTTCATTCCTTCTCAATAGCTCTCCGACTGCCATAATCCCAACTCTACTCTTCCCGAAACCTGTCCCTGCAATTACAGAACCTCTGTACCCTGCCTTGGCCCATGACCTTAAAGCTGTACGTTGTTCTGTATCCTTAACTTGTAACAAGTTCGTCATTTGTTTTAATAGATAATTTAACAGTTATTATTTCTCTTAACTTCTTTATCTCCTTTTCTGCCTTCTGTATCCTATTCATAAGGACAGCAGGCTCGATCATGAGGTACTTGTTACTACACACTAGAGCTACATAACTCTCTGAGCAATCCTCAAATAGTTTCCTGTAGCTCTTATCAACAGATATAAGATCCTCATGAACCCTATACATGTGATACACGGTTGTTCTGTCTTTGTTAATAAACGTAGCTATATCCTCATCACGTAGGTTAGTGAAGATATGCATGAGATTAGTGTAGACACAACGAGCTAACACAAACTTCCTCTTTCTGTTATGAGCAAAGAAGTCTTCTTTAGAAACCCCAGTCTTTAACTGTACGATTCTACAAATAGAGTCACTAACATCTTCTGCTGGATCCATTACTTATCTCCTCTGAGTTTCTTTTGACGAACACTGTTCGGATTAACAGGACGACCAAGTCCCTTTCTTGATTTAACTGGCTTAGAACGTCTTACGTCGTTCATCAGAACACGTAACTGCTCCTTACGAATAGTATCAATTACATCTTGTGTGTAATCAAGTTCTGCTTCGAAATTGATCATCCCGTCTTCTAGCTTATTCAGTCTATATCTACCATAGATAAACTGAAATGCTACTAAGCCTGCTAAAATAATTACTGCTGCTTCCATTTGATTTGGTTTTAAAAGTGAATGTAAATTGGATTGTTGGTTAAGTCAAAAAGCTTAGCACTAACACGTTGTCTAGCCTTTAAGTTGGTTTTAGACTGACTGTCAGTGGTGCACTCTTTTAACAAAAGATTTCTACGTTTAACACGTAACTCCACGATTTCTATCTCGCGGTCAATGTCGATTAGTTCTGTCATACTAATAGTGATCTTGGTTTTTAATTTGTTTGAATAAATCATAAAGGGCATGTGCCAACAGGCAGCCCACAATTGTGAGAAATAAAGTAAACATGATAATAAAGATTGATTAGTACCCCCATCAGGATTCGAACCTGAGGCCCAAGGTTTAGAAAACCTTTGCTCTATCCAACTGAGCTATGGGGGCATCGACCTATTACTCTAGGTCTTCAAAGTTAGTAGTAGGTTGCTCATCTGATATCTTAAGACCCCACATAATATCAAACCATTGATACTCTGTCTCTGCTTTGTAATAGCCAGTCTTAAGATTCTTTCTAAGATACCTAACTGCATAATCTTTGAATGCTTCTGATTGTTCTGTTGTCATTGTAAACTCCTGATACCACTCATCTTTACGATCTTTAATATCGTCATAAGTCTGTGGTATATGAGCATACTCAAACATCTTGTTAATCAGATGCTCTACTATGGTTCTTGCATGTTTTTCGTTCATATGTCGTCCTCCCAATCTTCTGCATGATTATCAAGATAGCATTGCCTACACTCTGAACGTGAATCCATCTCTTCTTGAAGACAACTATCATAGAAATCATCAGAGTCAAAAGCTTCTTGCCCATCTTTTAACCCTGCATTCATTTTATCAGCTATCTCTTGAGCTTCCCCTCTAGCAATATCTCTTATGAGATCATAGTCACAATAAATACATAAATCATCTGACTCGTTATAAGGAGCACGAGGATCATGCTCTGCCCCTGGTGGATAATTACTCATTGTCTTTTAATTTTTGATGTAACTTAATTGTTGTATCTAATTTCCCCTCTTGATAGAGTTCAAGTAACAGGTTAATATCAGGGAGAGTGTAGTAATCTATCTTAGCTATCTGTTTAGCAAACTTATCTAATACCTCTGTTACCAGTGGCATTTGAACTCCGTCTACATCCCACATAGCTGCAATAGTTTTACCATGCTCTTTGCTGATAGCATCAACAGTTTGTTTCAGTGATTGCTTAGTCTTATGATTATAGAACCATTTAATTGGCTCACATTCATCTGATGCATACACTGATGCCTGCAACCACATAAGCAGGTTAAGTACTTTGATTTGTTCTTCTTGTGTCATTACTTACTCCATACTTTAGTTATTGATGTATCTGCTTTTAATAACCCGTTACGTATGATCTTACTAGCAGCTCTCTCCATCTCTTCAGTCATATACACTTTCCACTCCTCAGCAAATTCCTCTGGGCAGATAGTATCTATTTGATCATGAACAGTCATGACTATTTTAACTGGATAGCCAAACTTCTTGATTCTGTTGTGAAGATAGACAAGTGCTAGCTTAGTCATATCGGCTGAACTCCCTTGAATTGGGGTATTCTTAGATGCTCTCTCGATAGAACCCAGCTCCATAAAGCTGTCTCTATCGTTATACATTTTTGGGATCCAGGTATCAAACCATCTCTTCCTATAGAAAGGATGAAAGGTTGTGACAAATCCGTACCTCTTCCCAAACTCCCCCTGATCATTAAGAAACTTCTTAATTTTAGGGAAAGCTTTGAAATACTTATCAATCAATTCTTTTGCTTCACTCAGTGTAGAGTTAATAGTCTCACTAAGTTTCTTAGGTCCCATCCCATAAGCCAATCCAAAGTTGATTGTCTTAACCTGTGTCCTAAGCTTCTTGTGTTCCTTGCACTCACACTTCTGATTAGCTTTAACGAATGCACAATCTGATTCTGCTGCATCATGCCACACCTGTCCAAATACTAACTCAGCACACACTGAGTGTAAGTCTTCATTGTTCTTAAGAGCTTTTAAGAATACAGGATCCCCAGAACCATAAGCAATTACATTCAACTCTTGTGAGCTATAGTCAGAGGATACAAACACCCATCCATGTGGACATGTAAAGCAGTTACGATACTCATTAGTTGCTGGTATCTGTTGCATATTAGGTTCACTAGATGATACTCGTCCAGTGTCTAGTATCTGTTGAAAGTTAGTATGCACTTTACCATCACAACTAATGTAGCTGTTGAAATTAGCCCCGAATGCTGATGCAAGCTTACTCTTCTCTTTGTACTTAATGTACTCGTTGATCAGTGTATGCTTGTACCTGTATGGAGCTAGCTTCTTCCCGTTTACATCCTCAATCTTTGGGTTGATTACCTGGAATATCTTAAGCACTTGGCTAGGGCTATCCCAATTAACTGTTGAATCCTTTAACTCTTCCTCAGCTAAGAACAGATCTAACTGTTTCTTTGCTTTATAGTGATTGAACTCAGGGAATGACAACAGAAGTTTGTCTAATTGTTTCCCTAATAGGAAACTTTCTTCTTTGTTCTTAGCTGCTAGCCTGCTCCATGCCTCAAGGTTAATCTCTAGTCCATTGTACTCAATCTCTGAGAACACAACAACAGCCCAGTTCTCTAGCTTAGCTACACTGGTTAGTGTCTGCAGCTTTAACAAGTCTGTTTGTTGATAGAAAATATCTATTAGATACTCAATGTCTTTAGCACCATAGATAATCTGGTCATCAGTAAACGGGGTTGATGATGATTGTACAAACCTGTTACGTACTGATTTATCTAGCTCTCTGTTAAGATACCTTTTGACAAGCTTAGCTAGTCCAAAACCATAGTCAGTCTTACCACAGTGCAATATCTTCTCACATAGATATGTGTCATGGATATTGTTGAGATCAGCATGAATATAATGCTTGATAAACTTATAATCGAACTTAGCATTGTGAAGTATCTTAATGATACTCTCATCTTCTAAGATCGGAATTAGTTTATCACAGTCTTCTTTACTGAGTGTACGACAATCTATTACGTATTGTCTATCAGTATCCCCAATCTGAAGCATAAGAAGTTTCTTACATGTAAAATCAAATCCTTCTGTCTCTGTATCTATCCCTAATAATTGTTTAGTAGATAGATACTCAACAGCTTCATCGATTGTACTTAAGTTGAAACTACTCGCTATCAGACTGCTGTTCTTGCTGACTAAATAGATACTCTTGTTCATGGTTTTGTGCAATTTTGTGATAAATATAAGCCATCACATTGGCTGCAAATTCTACATCATATGTAACATTACCGAATTGGAAGATTTTCTCCCCACGTTCAGCAGCCATCATAGCCTGTAGTTCAAACGCTTGATAAGTCCCAGACTCCATCAAGTCAAATACGAATTTCATTTTACTCATAAGGTGTATATTGATTTTAAATTGTTTCGTAACTAGTATCAATCAAAGGCTGTTCTCTGATTTTCATCGATTATTTTTCCACAGAATAGACAGCAGGTAAACCCTTAACCTGCTATAGTCTATTCAATGGTTATTCGTAAGTACACAATGGTGGGTTTTTATGAGACTAAAATGGGATTCGAACCCATACCTAACGAGACAAATACTTCTAATAAAAACTCGTTACGCTCTACCAGTTGAGCTATTTAGTCTTCCATTCAACTAAGATTAGCTGAAGAATGGAGAATCAAATGTTGCACTAGCAGGAATACCAGTAGAAACATTTGTCTTGGCTGCATCAGCCTCAAGGAATACGTGAGTAGCTTTGTTAAACACTACACGAGTGTTAGCAAAGATATACATACCTTGATGAGTGATGTAATCCCCATCTTTACCACGACGTTTAGCCGCAGTCTCGATGTTAGAAGCCTGCCACTCTGTTGGAGTAACAGTCTCTTCTACTTGTACTTTCAATGGGAAAGACTCCCCGTTGATAGTAGCAATAGGATTAATGATGTTCAATGAGACAACTTCACGTCCCATTTGGTCAACCTCCCAATCAGCATCATCCATAAGGTTAATGTTGAGGTAAATAGAAGCATCCTTAGCTTCTGCAGTTAACCATGCACGACGAGCACCATTCCCTTGTGAGAAACGATCGTCGCTTTTGTTAAACAAAGCCAATGGGTTTGCTGCATTAGATTGTGTTTTTACAATCTCAGCAAATTCCAATTGGATTTTACCCCCGTTAACTTTACGAGCTTGGAGGAGGAGAGTTTGGCCAGCTTGCAATCCCTGCAACGAGCCACTGTTGATTGTGTTTTTCATCATGATTTTGATGATTTAAATAATAAATTAAATGATTAAATTGTTTTACCACTCTGCATTAAAGGGCTTGTGACCTTCAGTTGTTACACTGGCTGCATTAGTAAAAGGGGACTAAGCCCCTTTAATTAGTTTAAAGTCTTCATTGGATAAACACCTATGCTGTCTGATATTATCGGTATCAAACCAACAATCAACACCATTATTGCCTTCTTCATAGTGTACTAGCTTACTTCCTTCAGCTAAGTAGTAATCTTTAATTATCTTTTCCATTCTTTAATAGCTGATTCTATCTGATTCATCACCATCCCAATAAGTGAACTCATCTGGAGGAGTCAACTTATATAGAGTACGATTACCCTTACGAGATACTGCATGATAGTGATTGTGTCCACTAATAGTTTTAATTGCAGCTTCGTGATCCTCCCAATTGCTATCACCCCATCTCTCTGCTAATCCACCATACTCATCGAATGATAAGATGTTACCATCGGCATCAGCTTCGAATATATATGTTTCATTAGCATCATAGCTAGTAGAAGCAATGAGATACTCTGGGTTACTAGACTTCTCATAGTATTCCTCAGGTGCTGAGTCAGGTTCGTTAAGCATGTCAAGAAACCATTGCTCATCTTTAGTTTCAGGGATGTTGAGACCATCGTGGTCATCGTTGATTAATTCTTCTTTTGTCATGATTTTATATGTGTTAGTTATTGATTACAAAATAAGTAACGGTTTAAGCCTCACCGTCAAGCTACTATTGTATGAAGTCCAATAGTTAAAGTCCTTATCTATCCCATCCACATCCTCCATTATCCTTGGATATGAAGTTGTTATGATGGGTTGATCTGAGATGATCTTGGTAGTAACTATGCTTAGTTGTTGAACAACTAGACATCAGGATAACAATCAATAGAATAGCAAGGATGACAAGCCCGAAGGCTGTCATGTCCTCAGCAAATTTGTGCTTAGAATTGCTCATAGTGTGATAGTATTAGAACTTGGATACTTTACGTTCATCGTGTTCCATACTAAGTGCTACTATGTATAGAATTGTAACGATGATAGATACAAAAGCCATCCCCATTTGGTAGTCACCACTCAAGATGTCCATTAGATAATGACTCATGTTGAGAGTGATAATACCATGCAATAGAGCAGGAAGAATGAATGTAACGGTAGCAACTACTGCAATCTGAGTAATTACTTTGAGGAAGTTAAGTGTGTACTTCATGTGAATTAAGTGTTTGATATTGATTTAAGTTATTGATTACAAGTTAATAAATGCAACAAGTAGCACCCGTTGCAGGTAGGTGTACTCTAATGGTTTCGTCCCGTAGGATTCCCTGCTTGTTCTTGTTGCATTAGTAAAGCAGTTTATACACATGCTTAGGTGCTGTGTAAGACATTATTGTTTAGTCTTACTAGTAAATAAACACCCTAATTTATCCAACTTACAGGTGTTATGGCTGTCCCCATAGTTCTTTCTACTAATGGGTTAGGAATAGTTCAACGGTTACTACAGACTCTTCCCCTTCTTGAGGCAACTGAACAAATTGCACACAGCGCTGCTGTGATACCAGGTCACTTACGGCTATCACCCCGTTTCTCATCATGTAGGACACACTATCCATAGATTACATGGAACGTAAGATAAAGTGTGATACCATAGTATACAATCAATTAGATGATTGATATGATACCACACTTAATGAGTGTGAGAGTATTGGCAATCAATCTCTCCAACACACATAATAATTTATTAGTAAATGGTTGGTTAGTACCTAGTTAGTAACCAGTATCAACATAAAAAATAAACAAAAAAAGGGGGACGAATGTCCCCCAATTTTAAACTAAAGAAGCTTATGCTTCGTTAGTGACGATGCCCTTTGCACGGGCAGCGGCAAGTATCTTCTCAAACTTAGGATGTTTGGAAGATACATAACGAACCATAGCATCATTCTTAAACTGTTCGTCAAGTGAGTCGAAGCCGACGAACATAATTTCTCCGTCAATGACATCGACTTCGTCGTTGTCTTTGATTCTCTCCTGTGTTGAGAGGATAATGCCGGATGGCTTATTATCCTTGAAACAAAGTGATGCGGAAGCAGCAGCAACCCTGTTGCTCTGCTGTTGAACTTGAGGTTTTTTACTCATTGTGTTTGAATTTATGAAGTTTACGAATAAATTATTATGGGGGATATACTTATCCACCAAAACTTAGCGGGGGTCTTTGAATACGTAGGACACCACTCTCAAAAAATTTCCCCAGATTTAAAAAATTTTTGTCACAAATTTTTCACTTTTTTGTTACAAATTTTACTGTAAAAATGTTACTACTAACTCACACTATAATGTAACTTATAAGCTACAAAAGAAAAAGCCCCCAGTTAAGGAGGCTCTTCTTAATAGAGTTAGTAAGGCTAAACTACAGGGGTTACATCAAAGTCTTTGTAGATTACTTCTTCAACTTTTGGGGTAAGGCTTACTAGTTGTACAACTTTGATAACAAACTGACGGGTAATCTGTCCGTTAAGAACGAAGAGAACTGTGCTCTCCCCTTCTTCAACAGCTGTAAACAAAGCTTCCCCGTTGAAAGTTTCAAGACTGATAACAGCATCGTTATTGTGGAACCACTGAGTTCCTTCTTGAAATCCGTCAACAAAAATTTTAAACTTCTCCCCAATAACAACTTCTAGGGTGTCAAACCCATAGACAGTTGCATTGTTAAATGATACGTTAAGTTTCATCTCAACTTAATATTATTTGTTTTCTACTGAAGCAGCTAAACCAAGAGCTGTAGCTTCTGGGGCAACAACTGCATAAACGATGAGTTCAGAGATTTCACGAACTTCACCAGCATCAAGATCAGCATCAGCTGTAACTGAAACTTGGTTTACAACACCTGCAGCACCTGACACGAGGTAGCAAGACAAACCATCAGCAGCAACTTCGAGAGTGCAATCACCTTCGATAACTGTCCATACTGGGGAACCGTCCAAAGTAGCAGGATTGCCAGCAGCGGTAACAGGGTTTAATGAAATAAGAACTTTTTGTTCTGATGTAGAGTTAACTGGATACATGAGATTTAGATTTAAATTAAATTGTTAGGTCACGAAGTTACAAAATTCTGTAGCACTTTTATACTAAATTTGTGACAAATAAGAAACAAAACTAAATGGCCAAAGTAAATACAACCAACTCGTGGAGTCCAAACCCTAGGAAAAAAAGACCAGGGGTACACTCTAAGAAAAAGTTCTCAAAACTTAAGAGTTCAAAACTTTATAAAAAAATTTCCCGAGGTCAAGGGTAATTGTATACATTTGCAAACAGCAACCGTCAACTTAAGACGATCACCCCTGAGGGCTAAAAAGTAAGTAAGGGGTCAGACGTTGGGTTCTATTATACTCATTCTCAATTACATAGAGTATAAAAGTTGTCCCCAATAGTTGCTAAAACGGAGTTTGACATAAGGTTCTGGGGTGGATTACGACTATAGGGAAGAATGGAATGTCCCACCGAAGGCTAAAAACGGCAGAACTGAAACTCAACTTTAAACAAAAAAAATCCCTAAGGGGATAGGTGTGTCCATTTGGAAAATTTTTCATACCTTTAAACAAAATTTTCTACTATGGCAACTAACATTAAAGCAGGGCTATATCAACCCCCATTCACTGAAGGGGATGAAAACTTGAGTTATATGTTAGTCTACATAGACGATAAAATTGTACAGTTTCTAGATGAGGAGGAGAAGTTCGTGTGTCAGTTCTCGTATGAAGAGCTCAGAGGGATAATGGCTATTGTGGCTGCAGAACAAGAGAAAAGTCATCTTAGGATTCAAGCACATATCAAGAAAAACTAATGTCTTCTTTATATAAACAAAATAAAATAGATAAGGTAGATATAAGTCTTAAGCAACTTAGCGACTTAGATACTACTAATGCTTTATATAATCAGAGAGCTGATAACATACTCCCTAATCAGGTGCTTACGTCATCAACGAATAGGTATCGTAAGGATGTGTTTAGATTTAAGTATCTAACTGACTTAATTCAAGCTGGGACTGGAGTTACCATCACTAATAGCTCTGGGGTTTTAACTATAAATTCTACAGGGGGAGGGGCATCTACGTTAGCAGCTCTTACAGATGTGAGCTTATTATCCCCGACAGTTGGGGACATTCTATGGTATAATGGGACTGACTGGTACAATGCCCCAGCCCCATCTATCCTATATGGAGTAGCTACACAATCCCCAGCTGGAGTGTATACAGCTACTATAGCAGGGGTAGCTTCTTATACAGCAGGAGATACCTATATAATAAAGTTTGATACGGTGAATGATGGAGCATCAACACTAAATATCAATGCCTTAGGTGCTGTAAACATATATAAGAATACTAGTACTCCTCTATCTACTGGTGATATAAAAGCTAATCAGACAGTAGAGGTGGTATATGATGGAGCTAACTTCCAGGCTATAGGTCTGATAACTGACCAGTTACTAGCCTATGTGCATAATGCTGAAGGGGCTACCATATCTAAAGGTCAGGTAGTATATGCTTATCAGGCATCTGGGAATAAGATGAGTGTTAAGTTAGCCAGAGCTGACACAGATGGTACATCTGCAAAAACTATTGGGTTAGTCTACGACACCTCAATTGGTATTGGGGGAGAAGGGTATATCATTATCCAAGGAGTTATAGAAGGAGTAAATACAGCTGCTTTTTCAGCAGGGAATACACTGTATTTAAGTGGAGTTACTTACGGGGAAGTCACAGCAACTAAACCTTATGCCCCAACTCACTTAGTGTATGTAGGGATTGTAGAAAGAGCAAATGCTGGGAATGGACAAATTTATGTTCGTTGTCAAAATGGGTACGAAATGGACGAGTTGCATGATGTAGCTTCTACAACCGCTGTAAACAATGACATTCTTTATAGGGATACCACAGTAACCCCAAACCTTTGGAAACCTGCATCTATTCCTACTATTTTAGGGTACACCCCTCAAGATTCTAGCTATCCTTCTTATACAGTAAAAGCTAACAACACAGGTGTAACAGCAACTGCTGCTGATCATACGTTTAGGTATCCGGGCAATCAGACTTTTACGGGAAGCATAACCTATAACCAAGGCGGTGGTAATTTAACATTAGGCGCTGGAACATATTACTATAACTGGACAAGGGTTGGTAATATGGTTAACTATATGTTTTATTTCTATACTAGTGCTACCCCTATAACATGGGTTGCTAATACAGGTTTTATTACATGGGGTTTACCTGCGGATATGCCAGACCCCGTAGTGCCTTCTCTCGTTAGTGTGAATAATTATTGGTTAGTAAGGAACTTTATGACGGTAGTTACTCAAAGAGATACTACCGGAGCACAGGCAACTTTTTATGGGGGATTACAAGTAAATGTTGCAGCTACTCCTACTTTTAGATTTTATTTTAACCCTGCCGCAGGATTAATAAATGCTAGATTTTATAACTATAGCGGAACATATTTTACTTCATAATCATGATAACAGCAACTCTCAATTATAAATATAAATACATGAAAATCAACTCAGTAAAATTCAAAGACAAGAAGTCTTTTGATAAAAACAAATCAAAAGCTAATGTACTTGCGGTACATGAACCCTTTGGTATTATCATTTTTCAAGATGATGAAGAAGTAACCCCAGATCCTGCTAAGGTATCTCAGGCTAACACAGTAGATGCATCTTTAGATCAGATTGCTACCGGGCTTGCAATTCTTATTGCACATGACTATAAGGAGGGTATGGATTACCTTAACTCTGCTAATGTCGTTATTAAAGATTCATTTGAATTAACTAAAACTTTCTTTGTAGAAGTCCCTGATTTTATTGCATTTGATTCTTTCTACGGAAGTATTATGTCTACAGGCAAGTTTATTAGTATAGAGCCTGACTACATCATGCCTATGCAAACAACAGCAGAGACAGCTTATACAGGTCACTGGCATCTACCAAACATGAAATGCCAGGAGGCATGGAGCATTCTTCCAGCAGGCATAGTTAAAGAAGTAGCTGTACTTGATATTGCTTGTGAGACAAATCATGAAGATCTAGCAGGTAGAATTAGTTCTACATCATGGAACTGTGTAACAGATGGTTCTGATGTTAATCCTATTTCAGAATATGAGAAACACGGAACAGCTTGTTCTGGGGTAATCTGTGCTAATACTGGTAATGATATTGGCTGTAAATCAATTAGCAATAATCACCTTAAAGTACAATTCCTACATATTGGATACAACAGTAGTTCAGGCGGTAGCTTCCAAACATCAGATACTATTATTACCCGTGCTATTAACAAAGCTATTGCTAATCCAGATTGTGTAGCTGTATCTATGTCATGGGGTAGTACCGGATCGGGATATCCTTTGTTCAGTAATGCATTAAATGTTGCTCGTACAACTGCACGTAATGGAAAGGGTATCCCACTCTTTGCTTCCTCAGGTAACAGCTATCAGTCAGACTTTACTCAGCTTCCTGCATCATACTCATCAGTAATGGCTGTTGGCGCAAGTACAAGTTCTGATACTCGTGCAGGGTTTAGTAACTATGGCCCTAAATTATTTGCTGCTGCTCCTGGAACCGCTCTTTATACAGTAGATAGAACTGGTGCTGCAGGATATGGCCCAGATTCATACAAAGGATTTTCAGGTACATCAGCATCTTGTCCAGCAATGGCCGCTGTGGCAGGTTGTGTACTTGTAAAAAATCCAGAACTTACAGAAATGCAGGTAAGAGATGTTCTTAAAAATGCCTGCAGAAAAGTTGGTGGTTATACATATACTGACGGTAAATCAGCAGAACTTGGTTGGGGTATTGTAGACATGTTTTCTGCAGTAACACTAGCTGGAGGTACAGATCCTGGTGACCCAACTCCTACCCCAACTATTAATGCCTATGGTACAATATCGTCTCCTGCATCAGTAGAGCAGGGCCAACCTGTAAATGTTACTTACACCATCATTATAGATAAACCTCAAACTGAGGATAAATCTATTGCGGTAAACATTGCATTTAAGAAACCTGATGGGGGAAGTTTAAACTTCTACACTGGAAATGTAACTATACCTACAGGACAGACAAGCAAGTCAATGAGCATTCCTTATACAGTACCAAATACTGTTAGTGGTGTTTGTCAGTTTGTTATGACGGTAGACCCTAATAATTTCCTACAGGAAAGTAACGAAAATGATAATGTAGCTTTGACATCTATCAACGTAACACAAAGTCCAGTTCCTGGTTTTGGTGTTGATGGGGAGATTAAGATTACTGGTTATGAATGGTTAGATGCAACAAGAGTAAGAATCAGATATAGCTTTACAAATAGAGGTAGTGTTAATATTACTTCTTGGAAAGCATTGGCTGGATTTGAAGGAAGAGCACAGACTACTTGGAATAGAGGTGACTTTTTAACTCCAGGAAAAACTCTGTCATTTGGTTCAGTATTCTCAAGCAATATGTATGGTACTATACCGAATACATTTAAGATCGAGGTTGTTACCGTAAATGGGGCTATTGATACAAACTTGACAAATAATGTTTCAACTATTTTAGTAACAAAATGAAACAAATTTTAAAATCAATAAAATATAGACTGCAGCTCTTTGATGGGCTGTGGTCTATACCACTAGCTTTTGTAGCATTTAGCTACTTTGGATACTTAAGTGCAGAATACTTTGGGGATCCAATCATCTCTATACAGTATCTGCAACAAGTTTTAATGACGGCATTGATACTTGTATTTGCTAACTTTGTAGTTTTCTTAGGGATAAACTTTAACTTTAGAAACTTACAAAAAGAGTTCTACTCAAAAGAGTTAAGCTACTACTCTAAAATGGAATTAAACTCATGGCAAAGAATAAAATTATATCTGTTTGTTTACTTTGGATTTCTCTTATCCTTCCTGCTAATCCTTTGGCTAGTAATGACGGTTACTGCGTAAGATTAACTGCAGAATCATTCATAGGGATTGTTGAGAAAGGGGGAAATAACAAAGGGTTTACTGATAAGTATTTCCGTAGACTTATGGAGAAGCAAGGATGGAAGCCCGGCTATGCGTGGTGTTCTTTCTTTGTCATGGCAATGCTTAACGAGTGTGACATCCCAAACACTATAACTGGATGGGCTCCGTCAGCTTACAATAGAAAAGATGTTATCTTTACCGACGGAAAGTTCAAACAAAGTTACAGTCCTGCAGATGTGCTAATCATAACCCTGAGCTATGGGTATGATAAAGCCAGATACAAAGGGATAGGTCACACGGGAGTGGTAGAACTAATAGGAAGGTACTCAGTTAGAACTATTGAAGGAAATACTAACGAACGAGGGACTAGAGACTCAAGGACGGGAGACGGGGTATATAGAAAAGTACGTCCACTTTCAAGAAATTTACATATAACCAGATGGAAAAAAGCTTAACAGTCAAAATAATTCAAGTAGCATCAGCTATACTATTGCTAATAGGAATAGCCACTACCGTCAAAACATGTAGAGAAGAGAAAAGAAACCATTTAGAAGAAAGACTAGAGGAAATAAACGATAGTCTTATGCAACAGGTTATAGAAAATTCAATTAAGATTGACTCTCTTTACAATAAATTAGATTCTTTAGATCTAGTGTCAGATACATTAATTAACCAACAACCCATTGTCAATGAATACTACCGTCAAGAGGTTTACAATATCCTTAATACTGATGTTCGTGGTGCTAACCGCAAACTCGCAGAAGTACTCAAAGTTTCGGACTCCCTCCTTAAAGCAGGATTCTTTTCCCGTACTATCAACATACCAAACGAGCTTAATTAATCTAAACTTTAACTCGATGATGTACTGGTATGATGCTGCCATAAGATTGGAGAAGCTGTATTACATTCAAAAAGAAAAACTTGATTACTACTACAAAATAACAGGAGTGCAGGCTAGTAGTATCCAAGATCTTCAAACAGTTTACGAAAATAAACTAGCAATAGATAGGCAGTTAAGAACGGATAACGAAAATGAAATGTTAAAACTTAAAAAAGAGGTTAAAACATTAAGAATAAAAAATACAGTACTAACAATAGGATTAGGAAGTTTAGCTGCAACTACGCTTTATTTTGCAATTTTTTAATAAAAGTATTGACTATATAAAAAGTCTTATTACATTTGCATTAAACCAAACGTAATATGAACTTTAATCCTACCAGAGATTGGGTAGTTCTCCCAATCCCACACAAGAAAGTAACAGATAGCGGAATTCTTCTATCTGACGAAGCTGCTAATTCACTTAAGTCTAATATCCTCGAAGCCATTAAAGTTGGCCCTGAATGCAAACAGGTTAAAGAAGGGGATACCGTATACGTGCACCCGCACACGGAAGGAGTAATCATCGATGTAGATGAAGTACAGTATGTCATGGTTAATGAATTCATGCTCCTTGGGGTAATAAGCAAATAAAGTTATGGTAGGGACGGTAACAATCTCCCTAGCTGACTTTGAAAGCCTTCGTAAACAAGCAGACTCAGGGAACAAAGCATCAGAAGATATTGTAAAAGCTGCCAAGGAGTTGGAGGTGTTCTTGTCTTTTCTAATAACCAGAGAAAACATTGATGAGCACATCCAAGAATTTAACAGCTACTCTAAACGATGCAAGATTAGATTAATTGAAGGACGAGCCAAAATACAAATTATAGATGAAGAACCAACCACCAATCCGAAAAGTGAATATCAAGACGGATACGACTCAGAAGTTTCTCCAGATATTTAACGGGATACTAGAACTTACAGATACTGAGCTTAAAGTCTTAGCTGAATTCATTGACTGCAGTGAGACTGTAAACCTATGCTCCCCTGCTAATAAGAAAAAAGTGTCAGAAAAACTAGAAATTAAGGATCATAACACACTTAATAACTACGTAAAAAGACTCAAAGATAAGGGGGCTATAATTCAAAACAAAAACGGGTATGCACTAGCTGCAATTCTAAAGAAGGAACAAGTTCAGCTGAATATCTACCCTGCATGAACCCAATATTTTTCCCCCCAACTAAAGTACTTACCTTCTATTACATAGGAATATACTCTTTAATGGTTGTCCAAAATGGGTATGGGGACATAGAAGGCATGCACTTAACAGAATTAATCCCAGTAAATCAAGAAGAAGAATGAGTACAAAGACCCCATCAATGCTTAAGATGATTGCAAACTTTGCAAAAGCATCTGCAGAATACTTAGCAGCAGGAATGCCCTCAGTAACTCAAGAGGAGTATGAGGAAAGAGTAGCTACTTGTCACAAATGCCCGAATCTTTTAAAAGATACTAAGCAATGTGGTTTATGCGGTTGCTATATTGAGCAGAAAGCCAGCTGGCAAACAGCCAAATGCCCTGACGATCCATCAAGGTGGAAGCTTATTCAGGTGGGAAAGTCGGGAAAACCGATTAATCTCAGGAAATGAACAAGGAAAAAGTCATAATCCAAAAACTGGCTACTAAGTACAACCTTCCACTGCAGAAAGTAGAGGAGATAATCTACTATCAGTTTAAGTACGTGACTAAGGTTATGAAAGAGGGGAACTTTGCCTCTATCAGACTGCAGTATTTTGGGGCATTCTCAGCTAAAGCCGAAAGAATAGCTCATCTAAACGAGAAAACAAGGAGAAAGAATGAAAGACTTGCTAACAGTAAACAATAACTTAGTTATCCCATCAGCTTATGCTCTTACTATCCCAGAGTTTGAGAAGCTATCTGTAAAAGAGTTAGCATTTATCTACTTCTTTGCAGACCATCGGTCTAGTTATGCAGCATATGATGAAGAGGAACGTAGAGATAAGCTGCTTGAAGACTTAAAAGTCAAGTCAACCCCCAACTTACATGCAGGATTGCAGAAGTATAGGGATTTGGCAGACACACATGCTATCAAACTGCTCAAGTCAGCTAGGTCTGCAGTTAATAAACTAGAGAAGTACTTCAAAGATATCGATCTTACAGCGATGGATGAGAACGGAAAGCTACTATACCAAGCAAAAGACCTAGTTGCTAACCTATCTAAGATTGGGGAGGTAATTGAAGGCTTGGATAGACTAGAAGAGCTGGTGCAAAAGCAGCAGGCTAAGGACAATCCTAACAGAGCTGGGGTTAAGACCAATAAGTACAGTGAATAATGCTAAGGGATACACATCTATTTTCTGAAGCGGCTAACCACTACCTGGAATACGGGTATTACACGGCCTCCCTCCCTGGGACTAAGCAGTATTATGACTATTGGGATAAAGAACAACATAGATGTATGCATGGCTTTGAGTTAAATGGGGTTAAGATCTCAGGGTTTCACTATTTCTACCTTAATTACTGCCCAATTGATAGGATTATAGATGAAAAACAGCCAGATGGAGAGGTAATATCACGTCGTGACCGCAGTTTCCCAGCCTTTTATGACGGGGATTATGAGTACTTTAATGCTGTAGATAAAGCTAGAAAAGACAACAAACATATGGTTGTTCTCAAGGCTAGACGTAAAGGTTTCTCGTATAAGGCTGCAGCAATGCTGTGTAGGAACTACTTTCACGTAAGAAACAGTAAGAACTTTGTATTTGCATCAGATAAACAGTACTTAACTGGGGACGGGATGTTATCTAAAGCTTGGGATATCGTGTCATTTATAGACGATAACACAGCTTGGACACAGCCTCGTCTGATTGATAGGGAGATGCACAAGCAATCCGGGTATAAGAAGAATGTAAACGGAGCAGACGTTACATTAGGGTTTAAGTCACAAATAATCGGGGTGAGTTTGAAAGATGACCCAGATAAGATACGTGGTAAAGCAGGGGAATTGATATTCTTCGAAGAATCAGGTTCATTCTCAGGGTTGTTAAAAGCTTGGGAGGTAGCTATGCCTACAATGAGACAGGGGTCTAAGACACTAGGTACCATGATAGCTTTTGGAACTGGGGGAGAAGAAGGACCTGGGTTTGAAGGGTTGGAAGAACTCTTCTATCACCCCGAAGCTTACGACTGCTTAGGGTTTGAGAACGATTGGGATGCTGGGGCTATGGGGACAATCTGTGGTTTCTTTGTCCCTATCTACAAAAACCTAGATGGGTTTATAGATAAGGATGGGAACAGCTTGATTAATGAGGCTATTGAATACGAAGAAGAACAAAGAGAAAAGAAAAAGAAGGGGAATGACCCTAAATCTTATGACCAGTATATAGCTGAACATCCATTCAGTCCTCAAGAAGCAACACTTCAAGTGACTGCAAATACCTTTGATGTAGCCTCACTAAAAGAGCAATACAACAGGGTCATATCAGGAAGTTTAGATAAAATAGGGGTAGTTGGGGAGATGTATTACAACTCTAAAGGAAAGGCAGACTTTAACCCCAACAATAATCTACGTCCAATTACCAAGTTCCCACACAGAAAAGATGATGACTTAACTGGGGCCGTAGTGGTATATGAACCCCCATTTAAAACAGATGTTGAAGAGATAACCCCAAAGAATCTGTATATTATCTGCCATGACCCGTATGCACAGGGAAAAGCTGAAAGCTCAAGTTCGTTAGGGGCAGCATACGTTATCAAAGTCCCTAACAATCTGTCTAAACCTGACGATATTATCGTAGCATCCTACATTGGGAGACCTCAGACTCAGGATGAGTACAATAGAAATCTGTTTATGTTAGCAGAGTACTACAATGCTAAGATTGGATTTGAAAATGACCGAGGTGAAGTTATTCCCTATGCTAAAAGGTTTAGAAAGCTGCACCTTCTTCAAGAGGAATTCGAAATGTTAGATAAGAAAGATCTCAGAAGTAAGAACGTAAAACGTCAGTATGGGATGCATATGACTGAGCAAAGAAAATCTCAAGGAGAATTGTACATTAGAGACTGGCTAATTTCTGGACGAGGAGCTACTGAAGATGGGGAAATTACCCTTAACTTGCAAAAGATTTATGACCCAGCTTTATTGCAAGAGTTAATCAAGTTTAACAGAAAGGGTAACTTTGACCGTGTAATGGCTTTTATGGTGGGGATGTACCACACTAGAGAGCTCTATAACAAGGAGTTAAGCTACAATGATAGAGATAATTCAAGCAATGACTGGTTCGATAAAATATATAAGTAATAAAAATGTAGTGTGATATATTAAACACATTGCTAAAAAGACGTAATTTAAAGACCCGCTGTAAAACAAACCTACTTTTGTATTAATGTTCGGACAAGCTACAATCCCCAAGCAACGAATCCCCTTCTCTCAGAAAGATGACAAGTGGAAAGAAGACTGTGTTAATGCCTTTATCAATCTGTCTAAGTTTGGTATAAGTGAGCGACGCAGTTACTTAAAGTCTCTATACGATTATTATAACGGGGTAATCGATGAGGAGGACTACAACTATGTCCTTAAGCCTTATGGGAAAACTAGGTCCCACTTTCCTTCGAAGCTCCGTAATTATCCGATCATTAAGCCGATCATCGATCTATTGCTTGGGGAGAAATCTAAACGTCCTCTTGAGTATACTGTGACAGTGCAAAACGCTGACTCAATCAGTCTAAAAGAAGAGGCACTTAAGAACTTGATATTAGCTAACTTAAAGGCTAAGTTCTTATCTGAGTTAGCTAAGCAAACACAGGTAGAGCTCCCAGAACAAGAAGAGCCCCCACTCCCAAAGCAAGTAGCAGAAGAATTTGAAAGAAGTTATGTAGACCACAGAGCAGTAATGGGGCAATCAGCCTTGAATTACATGATGTACTACAACGAGGTTTATGACAAGTTTCAAAAGCTATTCTTCCACTTCCTTGTAACAGGGGAGTGTTATTCACATAAGGGGGTGAGAAGAGAAGAAGTATTCTACGAAGTAGTTAACCCATTAGATATAGACTATGACAAAGATCCTGATATCGATTTTGTTGAGGATGCCGACTGGGCCATCATTAGAAAATATTCTCACGCTTCTACCATCATTGACATATTCGGGGAATATCTATCTGATGAGCAGGTTCTTGAGCTAGAGTCCCCAACACATACATCAGCCGAAGCTTACCTTTTATATAGAGCTGAAGCTAGTGGGGCAGACGATAACGTATATCGTAATAGATTAATTGAGATAATTACAGTTTACTGGAAAAGTAGAAAACGTATTGGGTTTGTTACTTATGACGATCCTAATACGGGGAATACTGAGATGTTTGATATTGAAGAGGGGTATAAGCTCCCACAAGAACTCAAAGATCTTAATGCCAAAATGGAATGGGAGTGGGTTAACGAAGTGTGGGAGGGAACCAGGATCGATAGAAGATTCTTTGTTAATATCCGTCCATATAAGAACCAACGTAGCAGTCTAGATAACCCATCCAGGTGTAAACTCCCAATCAATGGACGGAAATACTCAGATATTAACTCTCAGAGTGTCTCCTTGGTAAGTCTAGGAATAGCTTATCAGCTCAATTACAATATTTACAAATACCGTCTTGAACTAGCTATTGCACGTAGTAAGGACATCATTGCTCAGTTCGACATAAACATGATCCCAAAGAATTGGGACATGGATAAGTTCATGTATTTTGTAGAGGGGACAGGTATTGCTTGGGTAGATTACAACAAAGAAGGAATTCAGTTATCCCCACAGCATCAGTCAGTGTTGGATATGTCAATCAAGACTATATCTCAATACTTAACTCTCCTTGAATCTATCATGATCGAATGGGAGAAAGTCAGTGGAGTGACTAGGCAGAGACAGGGCCAAATGAGTTCTTATGAAGGAAAAGCCACGTCCCAGCAGAGCATTGTGCAGTCTTCTCACATTACAGAGGATATCTTTAGAAAATTTGCTCACTACGAAAGAAGAGAACTCCAAGGACTTTTGGATTACTCAAAAGAGGCTTGGCTCAATGGAAAGAAGGCTATGTACGTAATGCCTGACGGAAGTATGGATGCTATTGACGTAGAGCC